GTGCGCCTTTTGGAACTGTGGGGCGCTTATTGGAAATTGGACTTTGCTTTATTTCGTCGTGTTGCTGCTCATATTGTTCGTGCTTTAACTTTATTTTATGATGTTTGTAAAGAATTTGCAACTTTTGTTTCACAGCAATTTTCCGCAGGCCGCAAGCCAGGATTTGTTGAACAGGTTGCCCGTTACAGTGCTATGGATGAGAGTGTTTTATTTGAAGATGTTTTTGTGTCACAGTCTCTATTTGACATCAACGTTTCTGATTACGTTGATGTTTCGCCGGAATTGTCTCGTACTATAACTGCCGTTTTGTCTTTTGCTGCACCTGTCGTTATGCTCCTAACTGGCGCCAGAGATGTGCAGGGCGATTCTCTGTCAAAGACCGTCATTGGAGTTGGAAATGTGTGTCGTTCTGTTGACAACATATCCAGGAGTTTCACTGGCATGTCCACTCTTGTTAAGACAGCCGTTGGTTCTCTTTTGGGTGTGAAGGACGACTCTACTCGTGCGCGCCTTGTGCAGAAAATTGAAGAAATTCGCGTTCGTTTGCAAGATAAACGCGATCGTTTGGAACAGGACGCGCCAAGTGTCATCAAAGAACCAAATTTTCTGGAGACACTCGAAGAAGACATTGAGCAAGTGCATCAAATGATCAACGAGTGCGCACTCTCCACGGAGAATTTAAGTAACATGCAACAACTTTTCAGTGTCGTGAAATTCTTGTACATTGAAATTCGCAACAAACACGACTCTATTTTGAAGACACTTGTTGGCAAGCAACATCCGACTGTCGTGTGGGTGTATGGTCCTTCTGGAGTTGGAAAGTCGAAACTTCTCCGGTACGTGGCAGATCAACTTAGTTGTTATCACCAGAAGACACTCCTTGAGTACGTCAGACCTAAAAGTGACAAATTCTGGAGTAATTACATGCAGCAGGATATTTGCATGTTTGATGATTTCAACAGTGTGAAAGATTGTGACGACCACGCTGAATTGAATGCCATTTACACCGATTCTGCTTTCCTTTTGAACATGGCAGGTGTGAGTGA